GAATGTCTTTGCTGCTGTCGACTTCGCCTACTCGGAGTCTGCTCGGGCCGACTATACGGCTATCGTTGTCATCGGTATTGACCGAGACGGCTACATTTATGTCCTAGATATCGACAGGTTCAAGACCGACAAAATCAGTGAATACTTTAGACACATCCTCGATCTGCACATCAAATGGGATTTCCGTAAGCTATCCGCAGAAATTACAGCGGCTCAGAGAGCTATTGTCTCTCAGCTCAAGGATCATATTCGATCATATGGTATGCACCTCAGCGTTGTTGACCACAAACCGACCCGCCACCAAGGCTCTAAAGAAGAGCGACTTGCGGCGATTCTTGAGCCAAGATATGACAACGACACCATGTGGCACTACAAAGGCGGTAACTGCCAAGTGCTCGAGGACGAGTTGATCTTGTCACACCCGCCGCATGATGACGTAATGGATGCCCTAGCCTCAGCTATTGAAATTGCAGTGCCGCCTGTCGGGATGCAAGGACGCGGTTCTGGGTCCACCAATAATATCGTATATGGCCGCTTTGGCGGCGTCTCTGGAAGAATTATGTAATGGCCACTGGTACACGTAGTCTAGACATCTGGGAGATTCTTAATCCCGACCGCCTGGCAAAGCACATCAGCAACAAGTTTGTTGAGTGGGAGTCAATGCGAAATAAATGGATTGAACAGAAAGCTGAGATTCGCGAATACATTTTTGCCACCGATACTGCTGGCACCGCCAACGCCGCTCTTCCGTGGAAGAACTCTGTCCACATCCCCAAGCTTTGCCAGATTCGGGATAACCTGAACGCCAACTACATGGCGGCTTTGTTCCCCAATGACCGGCCCATTAAATGGGAAGGTGACGACGAGAGTTCCGAGGCTAAGACCAAGCGTGAAGTAATCGAAGCCTACATGGCTAACAAGATGCGTATGGGGGGCTATCGCGGCACCGTGCAGCAACTTGTTAATGACTACATTGACTACGGCAACGTCTTCTGTATGACGGAGTTTATTGCCGAGGAATTTGAAGACTCCGTGACCGGTGAGAAGCATTCTGGTTTCGTTGGCCCACGTCTTGTGCGTATTTCTCCTAACGACATTGTCTTCAACGCGACAGCGTCTTCGTTCGCTGAGGCTCCCAAAATTATCCGTGAACTGCGGTCTCTTGGGTCTCTTAAGGCTGACATTCAAGACCACCCGGAAAATGGGTATCTCGAGGAGGTTTTCTCCAAGGTCCTGGAGAATCGCCATCAGTTCTCTGGTTTGAGTCAGGGTGACTTCAAAAAGTCTGGGGCCTTCCAGGTCGACGGATTCGGGTCCTACCTGGAATACTTCCAATCGGAATACGTTGAACTGCTCCATTTCTACGGGGACCTCTATGATGTCGACACGCAAGAGTTCCAAAAGAATCGCGTCATTACTATTGTTGATCGCTGTTACGTTATTCGCAATGAGCCTTGCTCGACCTGGACTGGACGACCAAACATCTTCCATTGCGGTTGGCGTCTCCGTCCTGATAACCTCTATGCTATGGGCCCTCTCGATAATCTGGTTGGCATGCAGTACCGCATCGACCATCTCGAGAATGCCAAGTCCGACGCCTTCGATCTAATTGTCCACCCCGTCATGAAGGTGAAGGGGTATGTCGAGGACTTTGAGTACGGGCCCGGGGAACGCATTTACTGTGGTGACGAAGGTGACGTAGACTTTATGCGTCCTGACACCACCATGCTGAACGCAGATACCCAAGTGGCCATCTACGAAGCTAAGATGGAGGAAATGGCTGGGGCTCCTAAACAGGCCATGGGTTTCCGCACTCCTGGCGAGAAGACGGCCTATGAGGTGCAAGTTCTTGAGAATGGTGCTAACCGAGTCTTCCTGAACAAGAGTGCGTACTTTGAGGAAACCTTCCTTGAGCCTGCTCTCAACTCGATGCTCGAGACTGCCCGCCGCAACATGGGGCCTTCTGACCTCATCAAGGTCATGGATGACCAGTTCGGTGCCGCAGAGTTCATGAAGATCACTAAGGACGATATTGCCGCTAAAGGTAAGCTTCGACCCATTGGTGCTCGTCGATTCGCCCGTAACGCCAATATCCTGCAGAACCTGACGCAACTGGCCAGCTCGCCACTGGGTCAAGACGCCGCAGTCAACGCCCACGTTTCCGGTATTGGCCTGGCCAAGCTCATCGAAGAACTGCTGGACCTCGAGCGTTTCGATCTTGTCAGCGATAATGTCCGTATCTCTGAGATGTTGGAAACTGAGAAGCTCAAGCAATCTGCACAACAAATCGTAGCCGAACAAGGAATGCCGACCAATGCAAACCCGATGGTACCAGCACCGCCCCCAGTCTGAACAAGAAGAAGTGAAGAATATAGTAGTTAATTCACAAAAACTACTTGACATTCTCAAAGAAATATGCTACAATACTATTCAGAATGGGGTAAAGACTCAAGAGGCCGATTACAATTGTCCTTCTTGGGCCTACAAGCAAGCTGACCAGAACGGTTACTTGCGTGCTTATACCGAGATACTCCAGTTATCTAATCTTGACAAAAGGTAGAACATACTTTCCATGACCGATGGATTCATTACTCCCGCCGACTCTCCGCCAGTGACCACTGCCCCGGACCAAGTCATTCAAGAACGTCTGGCCAATAAAGACGCCTTCATCAATCAACTGCAAGAAGAGCTCGCCGGTGTGCGAGACGCCCTTGCGGCCAAGGATGTCGAAGTCGAGGCCCAACGTCTACTGCGGGAGGCCCGCGAAGCCGCCAACCCTGCCCCGTCCCGAGAAGCCACACCAGCGTCTAGGGAACCGGCTAAGCCTCTTGATGAGGACCAACTGGTTGAGCGTGTTATCAAAGCGCAAGAGCAACGTGTCGCTGCTGAGCGTTCACAAGCGAATGCAAAAGCTGTTGGTGGGCGTCTTGTCGAACTTTATGGTTCGCCGGATGCAGCCAACAAACTGGTCGCAGATCGTGCTGCGGAACTTGGCGTCTCTATTGCGTATCTGCAAGAGACGGCCTCCAAGAGCCCCAACGCTTTCTACGAACTGATGAAGCTCGAAACTGCGCCGAAGCAAAGCCCGGCCCCTCGTGGGGATATTAATCCGGTCGCGCTTCAAACTCACGCACCGGGTGTAAAGGAAGGGACTGCCGCCTATTATGAAAAGCTTCGGCTTGAAATCGGTGACACCAACTTCTATAAACCTAAAATTCAACAGGCACGCTTTAAGGACGCACAGCGTCTCGGCAACGCCTTTTATACTTAGGAATAAGATTCAATGGCTGGTATGACTACCGCTAACTCGGACGCCCTGATTCGGTCCGAAATCTGGTCCGGCGATCTCAAGAGGATTCTTGAAGATCAACTGATGGCCACCAAATACGTCGACTGGCTGAGCGGGTTCCCTGATGGCACCACGTTCACCATTCCGTCGATTGGCACTCTCGACGTAAATAACTACGTTGAAGACACCGCCATCCAATACAATGCGATGGACACCGGTGAGTTCCAGTTCTCGATCACCGACTACATCAGCTCGGCCACCTACATCACCCAGAAGGACCGTCAAGACGCGTTCTACTCGGCGAAGCTGGAAGCCTCGTTTGTCCCCGCTATGGCTCGCGCCATTCAAGAGCGTGTCGAAGTTGACATCCTCAAGCAGGGTCAGCCGGGCACCTCGAACGGCCAAACTGTTGCCAACCTGAACTCGATCAACGGCGCTGCTCACCGCTTCGTAGGTAGCACGCTTTCGAACTCGAAGCAGATCATTGGTGTTGCTGACTTCGCCCGTGCACTGCACTCGCTGAAGAAGGCTAACGTGCCGGATCAAAACCTGATCGCCATCGTTGACCCCTCGGTCGAGTACGTCCTGAATACCCTGACGAACCTGACCAACGTGTCGAACAACCCGCGCTGGGAAGGCCTCATCGAGACGGGTCTGGGTTCGGGCATGCGCTTTGTCCGTAACGTGTACGGCTTCGACGTCTACACCTCGAACCGCCTGGCTCTCTCGGGCACCAACCAATCGGGTGCCGTTGAGACCATCGATTCGGTCGCTTCGACGGGTTCTTCGGTCTGTAACCTGTTCTTCTCCGCTACGCAGGACATCCTGCCGTGGATGGGCGCATGGCGTCAGATGCCGAAGGTTGACGGCGAGTTCAACAAGGACTTCCAGCGTGAAGAGTATGTTACGACTGCTCGCTACGGCCTGAAGACCTACCGTCGTGAAAACCTGGTTACGGTTCTTTCTGATCCGTCGATCGTCGCCTAATAGAAAGGATTAATAACCATGTCTACTCCTTGGACTAACCCGGACGGCCTTCAAGTCAAGTTCGGCAACTACTACCGCGAAGCCGGTAACTTCGTCAATGTTGCTCGCGCTCTTCCGTCGAAAGGTGGTCTCGTCAAAGAGATTGTCCTCGACTACGATCTGGCCGAGCTCGGTGCCAACGGTGTCTCGTACACCTCGGACCTGAATAACGACGGCACCCGTGATGGCTTCAATACCGGCGACTGCTGCCTGCCTGCCAACGCCTCGGTTCTCCGGGTTACTCTCGTGGCCAGTGAAGTCGCTGTCGGCGGTACCTCGATTACCCTCGGTACGTTCGGTCTGACCGGTTCGGCTATTAGCGCCACCAGCCTGATCACAGCCACCGAAGGCGTGATTGCCAACCTGAACACGATTGGTGGCCGTACCTACGGCGCTGGTGCTCTGGTGGCTACCTCTGTTGACACGGCTGGTGTCGGCACGGCTGACGCCTATATCGCTCTGACTGCTAGCGGCACCTTTACTGCCGGTAAGGGTCGTATTCTTATTGAATACATCGATCCCCTCGGCGACCTGTAATCAGTAGGGTTTGACATTGAGGGGGCTGCTGAAAGGTGGCCCCCTTTTTGTTACAGCGCCATGGCTATTGCACAGGAAATCACACAATACGAGACTAACCCTGCGATCATGTACAAATTAGGACATATCGAGGCACAGCTCGCCGCAATCAATGACAAACTTGACGTGAAGGAGGCAGCACAAGACGCTGCAATCGAAGTTCTCCGTAAAGATGTCGCACAACTCAAAGATTGGCGGATGCTTCAACTTGGTGCTGCAGGGGCCATCTCTTTTATCATCGGCATCCTAACTAAGGTAGTCACATGGCCAAGCTAGTCCTAACCGATATTGCCAGTCTTCAAGCCGAGAGTAGCGCGATTCAATCGATGAACGCGAACTCGGCAGCTATTGCGACTGCACTCGAGAATACCCTTAGTCGTGACGGTACGACGCCTAACACGATGTCCGCCCCGCTGGACATGAACAGTAACCGTATCACGAATCTCGCCGCACCCGTAAGCGGCTCCGATGCCGCACGTCTCACAGATGTTGCGGATGCTATGTCTGTTGACGCGACCCTCGTGCCCTCGATGACCGGCAACTCCGGTAAGATCATGTCTAACGATGGCGCGATCTTGAACTGGAAGACTCCGGCTCAGATTTCAGGTCTCGGCGATCTTCTGTCCACTAACAACCTCTCTGAACTGGCTTCTGCCGCAACAGCCCGGACCAACCTCGGTCTAGGTACTGCCGCCGTAGCAACTACGGGAACCTCTGGGTCTACGATCCCCCTTCTTAATGGCGACAATACGCATTCGGGGAACAATACGTTCTCTGGGTCTAACAACATCACAGGGACTTTTAGTCTCTCTGGTACTGCAGACCACAGACTTCTTTCCTCCCCAACAGCCCTGACAGCTGAAAGCATTGGGTTCCGTGGTGTTCCTGTCAACACCCAAGACGCAACCTATACGGCTGTTCTTGGTGACTCTGGTCGCTGCATCCTTCACACCTCGGCCTCGGCCCATACCTGGACCATTCCGCCGAATGCCTCAGTCGCCTACCCCGCGGGTACGGTGATCGTCGTGGCCAACATCGGCTCCGGCGCTGTCACGATTGCTCGGGGTTCTGGTGTGGCCCTTCGTATTGGCGGTAGCGCCACGGACGGCAACAAGACGCTGGCCCAACACGGCATCGCCTCGCTGCTGAAGCTCGACACTAACAGCTGGTATATCTCCGGCACCGGAGTCACGTAATGAGTG